TGTTTATAACAGATTTTCTAATTATAGAACTAAAGATATTGATAATTACATTACTGCTTTTAGAAAAGATGATAAGGAGGCTGCATAATGAAACAAGTAAATAAAACTGCTAAAAACATTGATGAAGGTATTAAGTATATGATAGACGCTATGGTTGAAGACTATGGTGGTTTTAATAGACATAATAAGATTGATGAAGTTAGAGATAAGATGTATAATGAATATAAAAATTCATTTAAAATTACGAACGGTCAGAAGTATATTAAGGTAACTAATGACGGTTCTGTAAAAGCATTTATTGTTAAAAAAGACAATGGTAAATTTAAAACTGGAGATATATTAAAACCTGCTAGTTGGAAAGCACCTGCTATGAATTCCGCTAGAGGAAATGTACTTTATGGTAATTACTCAATTCAATGGACTGGTCCATTGTACTTAAAATAATAAAGAGAACAAACAAATAACAAAAAGGACTTGATTATGAAATTAAATAGTATAATGAAATCATTAACTGCTTAATGGATTTAGAACACGGACTTTTATTATTCGTAATAGGTATAACCATATCAGTAGTTGGTATGGGTATTGCCTATTATATAGGTAGTAAACCTAAAAAGAAAAAAGAATCGCCTAACGCATTAAAAGATTTAATTGGGAGATAAATACATTATGAAATTGAGTACTAAAGAAAAAAAATTACTAAAATTATTAATACAAGGAAAAGGTCAATTTAAGACACCTACAATATCTAAAGATTCATATGAAAAAAATTTAGATGATATTGTAAAATTGTATTTAAAAGGATTATTAACTTTTCAAAGAAAATACGATATTGATTGGGTTGGTCCTTCTAATGAACACCAAGTAAGATTTAAGTGGTATGTTATCACTATGGATAAAAAGAAAACACTAAAAGATATTAAAAAAGTTTTGAAGCAGGGATCAATTGCCTAGAGAGAATAGTAAAATTAAATGGCAAAGATGGTTAGATAAGGCTTGGTTTTGTACTAAAATCTTTTTTGGTTTATGTATAATTTCTGCTCTTGCTTTTGCTGGCGGTACATTTTATCCTAATCCATCAGCAGTATCTAAAGTTAATAATAAATTAGACAAATTCTATGTAAATAAAATGAGTGAATTGGATAAGTATTATGTAGATAAAATTGAAGAAATGGATTTCCAAGAACCTGAATTTACATACATTAATGATACTCAATTTGTAAGAGCAACGCATAAATGTATTGATTATATAAACCTTACAACACTTAAATATTTAAGAGTACCATATGAAATGATTTTAGGTCAGGCTGCTTTAGAATCAGGTTGGGGAACAAGTAGATTTGCCAAAGAAGCAAATAATTTATTCGGCATTAAAACTTGGGATAAAAAAGTACCACACTTATTTCCACAAGGTATAAATAAATGGCCTGGTTGGGGAATTAGAGTATTTGCTAGTAAATGTGATAGTGTAAAAGAATATATTAGATTATTAAATGAACACCCTGCTTATGAAGATTTTAGAAAGTTAAGATTAAAAACTAATGATCCAATTAAATTAATTAAAACTTTAGATAAATTTTCTACTACAACAGATTATGATAAAAGAGTTATTAGAGTTATTAATGAAATAAGAAAGTTGGAAGAATGAAATATATAATTAATGCAATTTTATTTGTTTTAATTTGTATAGGAGTATTTCTTATAATACAATGGGGTTATAATTGGTACACAGGAGTTTGGAGGTAAACATGATAACTGAACAATTAAAAATGAGAAGAATCAAGAACGCTGAAAGTGCTTGTAAAAATGCTACAGATGATTGGTTTAAAGATTATTGGTATGGCGTATTTTCTAAATTATGTAAAATGTATAATAAGATGAATTATTTTAGAAAAACAATACACTAATGATGGAAGATAAAGATATAGAGGAATATCATAAAATGGTTGAAAAATTAGAAAAGAAAAAAACATATCAACCATTACCAGATTACATAGAAATTGGTAAAAGTAAAATAAATGGTCAAGGTTTGATTGCTAAAGAAAATATTCCTGCTCTAACAAATTTAGGTATTTGTCATTATAGAAAAAATGATGAAATTATTAGAACACCACTTGGTGGTTTTATTAATCATAGTGAAACCCCTAATTGTGAAAAATCCCAAATAAGAATAGAACCATATTGGGATAAATGGATTTTAAAAACAACTGAAAATATAAAAAAAGGTGAAGAACTTACTTTAAAATATACAATATATAGGGTTGACAAATCCAAATAATGTGATATAATGAAAGTATAAAACCTGCTGAAATACCTGTTTGGTTTAAAGAAGGATTAGCAAATGCCAACATATAGATTTTTCAATACAAAAACTGATAAAGAATGGGAAGAGTTGATGACTATTTCTGAAATGGAAGAATTTACTAAAAACAAACATATTAAATTACTTATACCTAGAAAATTAAATATAGTATCAAGTATAGGTAATGTAGATAGTAAAACTGATAGTGGTTGGAAAGAGGTATTATCAAAGATTTCTGAAGCACACCCAGCAAGTAATTTAGCACAACAATACGGTAAAAAGTCAGTAAAAGATACACAAATTGATAGTGTTATAAAAAAACATAGAAGAAAGAAGGCAGGGAAAGCATAAATAGAAGTATGGCAGATTTTGATTTTTTAGACGGATTTGACGCTGATGGTGATTGGGGTTTTACCTCGGTTAAGAGTAAACCAGCGACAGAAAGCAAGGCAGAGTCAGAAGCCACAAAAGAAGTTGTTAAGACAACAGCTGATAATGTGGGTAAGGCGGTGTCAAGCGAAATTATTAACAGACTAGAATCAAAATTAGATAAGTTATTGAGAGCAACAAATGAAACTAAAGAAACAGTTGTTGCTAAGAACGAAACAGAATTAGAGATTGCTAAGAAACAAATGGATGATGAATACGATTTAAGAAAAGATAATCTTGGCAAAGAATACAAAGACAATTATAAAAAATTAGAAAAACTTATCATACCTCTTTTACTCAAATTAGCAAAAGCACCCGAGGCCTATATTCATTGGCCAAATAGGGCAGAGGTTATTGAATCTCAATTGAAAAAAATCATTGCCATCACTCGTGGAAAATAATCACACAAAGGATATCAAATGAAATTAAGCAAGAATTTTAGTCTTAAGGAATTAACGACTAGTCAGACGGCTGAGCGTAAAGGAATTAATAATAATCCTAATGAAGATCAGATTACAGGATTGCAGAATTTATGTGAAAACATATTGCAACCTATTAGAGATCACTATGCTAAACCTGTAACCGTTTCAAGTGGCTTTAGAAGTCCTAATTTATGCGTTGCAATAGGGTCATCAGTAAATTCACAGCACGCTAAAGGCCAGGCTGCTGATTTTGAAATATTTGGCATTCCTAATGCTGAATTAGGAAAATGGATTGTAGAAAATTTAGATTTTGACCAATTAATTTTGGAATACCATAATATAGAAGAACCAAACTCTGGTTGGATTCATTGCTCATATAAAAGTCCAACAAATAATAGAAAACAAACATTGAGAGCATTTAGGAACGATAAAGGCAGTACTCAATATGTGGAGTATAATCCCAGCTGAACGCTTGGTGAATTTACTAAAGATGAATTAACTGATATGTACTCCCGAAAAAACATTTAAAGCTTGACTTTGGTTAAATATATGAGTGCTTGACTTTGTACCGAAAAAATGTTATAATATAGCATATGACATTAAAAATAAAAAAAAATATTGAAGTTAAAAGAAAAGATATCACTTATAGAGAAGTAATTAGACTTTATAGGTCTGGAAAATGGAAATCTTGTCCAGAACTAATACAAAGACTAATTGATATACATGCTTGGACTATAAAAACCATAAACAAATTTTTTCAAAAAAGTCAATGTTTTACAGGAGGCGCTGATTTACAAAATATAATTACCACTAGTAGACAAAATTTAATTGATGAATTAAAAAATGGTTCTATTCAAACTTTAGATGATGACGCTGAATTAGAGATTGAAAAAACAATTGAATTATTAAATAAACCTGAATATAAAGATGTAAGTAATTTTATTATTGATTGTCAATCAAGATTAATTCAAGGATGGGATAAATTTTTTCAAGATGATCCTAAAAAAAAAGATATTGCCCACAAATATGAAGGTGATATTACTTTCATAGATAAAAATAATAATGAAGATACTATAAGTGATTTTTATTTTATGGATTTAACAAGTGAACAACAACAATCATTTTTAGATCAAAAAATACAACACGCTTGTGTAGAAAAAGGATCTATAACCGATATCGCAAATCTTGTCGTTGAATTAAATAGTGGTAGCCCTTGGACCACTGCTAATATGACTTGGATAGAGTGGCTTTCTGCTACAAAGTTTAAAGTTTCAAAAGAGATTATTGAAAATCTTAAATTAAAAAAAATAATGGCTACTATAAAAAGCTCATC